ACCTTAAAAGCTCAGGCATTAACCCAATTCTGGCGGGAAAGTTCGACGCGTCAACTCCCGCTGGATCTATGTCTACCCACGGCAACGTCGGACTCGCCGGCGTCCAGGGCGCAGAAAGCGCCCAAAATGCTGCGAACAAAAGGAGCGAACGCGAAAATATAAAAATGCAGCAAAACATCCAGCTATCAACGATCGACAAACTAGCGGCTGAAAGAGCATTGACTCTTTTCAACGCAAATACTGCCGAGCAACAATCACTACAGGCAGAACTTCAAACAAAACTGGATAAACAATTAAAAACACTCGACACGGACATTTACAAAGGCGCAGAAGGGAGACTCCTTCGGCGCGCGCAACTGTATATGTCACCAGCCAATACGGCAAAACAAATATTCACTCCGAGGAATTAAAATGTCGATCAATGGACCACTAACGCAAGTTAAAAAGTATACGGATGGGCGCACCAAGCAATGCTTCAAAAACGAGTGCGACATCCAAAAAATAATGGCCCGCGCCGAAAAGGCCGGAGCCATATCTCACCTCGAAAAATTCCAGGGCGTTTACGCCGACTTCGCAGAATTCGACTTTTTCGAACAAACACAAAAACTAACCAGGGGGCGCGAGATCTTCGACGAACTCCCTGGTGAAGTTCGTAAAGAATTCGGCGGCTCGCCGGCCGAGTTCTTTGCCTATGTCAACGACCCGGCAAATATCAACGAACTACACACAAAAATCCCTGGGCTGGCAGCGCCAGGGAAACAACTCAATCCAACAACGCCGCCGAAGGCGGACGAAGAGGCCGCTTTAGCGGCCGGAAGCGAGCCTGCGAGCGAAACCCCTCCCCGGACTGCTACACCGGAGGTAGCACCCTCCACACCGGCACCTGGGGAAGCGTAAGCCCCCGTTCATACCGTGCCAAACTAAAAGCCGGCGAAAGCCGGCTTCTTTTTGACCAAAAAGAAAATAAAGTACAGCTCTACTAGATACTGTACTGGCGCACTGGTCCCTACCAGTCGCCAAATAAAAAAAAATAGGCAGTTTAGCGACAGCGCAAACTGCCACAAAAAGGGAGCGAAGCGACCGCAAAACTAGGCCCCCGAGGGCCGCAACTGAGCGAAGAATGAGCGAAAACAACGCATACGACGGCTCGGGGCAGAGGCTCTTAGCGCAGCGTGGAGCCAACTACCCGCGCCCTCGTAAGCAACAAAAAAAAATAACAAAATACATAAAAATACAATAAACTCGGGTCAAAGACGCATCCACCAACAGAAAGGCATCCTGTGAAACGTTACAAACGAAACTATAGAGCTCTAATCCTGGCTTCTTGCCTTTTGGCCTCGATGGGCTGCTCTGTCACGTCCCTGCAATGCGGGACGGACGGGGACAGCTCCTTCATTAATCTCAATACGACGCCAAAAATACTCTCTCAAAACGCTCGGACAATGGCCGAGCTATGCTCCTTCGCATACCAACAGGAGGCGAACTAATGCGCCGACGCAAAATGAGCAAACGCTCATCAAAAAGAAACTTCCGCCGCAATAGCGGCGTACACCCAAAAAACAACCGTTCACCGAGTAACCGCGGTGGCTACCGACTATAGTCGGTGCCTTGCTATACGCCACTCAAAGGTTACAAGGACCCGATCTCTGGTGGACTTACATTTACTAAAGCTGGCACTTCGCAGGAACTGGAAGTGGCTTGCGGTCAGTGCCTTGGTTGCCGCGTGGATCATCGCATCATGTGGGCAATACGCATTGTCCACGAGTCATACCTGCACGAGGATCACTTCGGCAATTCATGGCTTACTCTTACCTATCGTGACCCCAGCGAGTGCACCAAACAACAATTCAAAGACGGACATTATGTTCCGTCAAACTATTCACTCAGACCCGAAGATGTCTCGAAATTCATCCGCGCATTACGGAAAAAAAATAAGGATCACAAAATCCGTTACTTCTACTGCGGTGAATACGGGGACGAAAATCAACGTCCCCATTACCACGTCTGTCTGTTCAACCATTCCTTTAAAGATCAACAATTATTCAAAGACGACGAAGGAGTCTATACCTACACTTCCCCATCATTGGATGCTGTATGGCCATTTGGGTTCAGCACTGTTGCGGAACTCAACTACCATACCGCTTCCTATACAGCCGGCTACTGCTTCAAGAAAATTACCGGCAAACGCGCTAAAGAACATTACCTGCGATGTGACGAAAATGGCGAAGCCTATTGGCTCACGCCTGAGTACATACGCATGTCAACTGGGCGCGGAAAACCTTCAGGAATAGGCGCAAAATTTTATGAAAAATTTAAAAGCGACATATTCCCATCAGATGTCTCCCCGGTCCCAGGGTATGGGACCACCCAGCTCGTTCCAAGGTACTACCAAGAGATACTACAATCGCAAGATCCGGGAACACTTGAGCTGGTTAAAAAATTACGGCAGACCTACTACGAAAAGCATAAAGCAGACTTCACCCCGGAAAGACTCCGGGCCAAATACGCCTGCGCGCGAGCGCGGCAAACACAATTAAAAAGGCCACTCTAATGAAAGTTCAATGCTACGCAATCTTTGATTCATGTTCCGGCATCTACGAAAAACCGTTCTTCTCTACCACCGACGATCTTGTGAAACGTGAGTTTCAAGACGTCGTTAACGCGGCGGATCATCCGATTTCGAAACACCCCGAGCATTACTCGGTATGGCGGCTCGGGATTTTCGATAATGTCAATGGGCAACTTGACAACGAAAATAACGAATGCCTCTGGACAGGAACAGAGGCACTTTCTCAATCACAAACCATCGAGCCAGGTTCCTTAAAAGGGAACGGCGACGATCCTTATAACCTTCCACCACGACAGGCAGATTAAATGCGATCACAACATGCGTTCTCTCAGACACCGAGCGTAAGTATTCCACGCTCTACTTTCAATCTATCGCATGGGCACAAGACCGCGTTTGACGCGGACTACATTGTTCCCATCTGCCAGCCAATAGACATCATTCCAGGAGACACTTTCCGGGTAACGACAAATTTCTTCATGCGACTTGCAACACCATTGGAACCGATACTGGACAATCTGTACTTTGATACGTTCGCATTCTTTGTCCCGTACAGAACTATCTGGGACAACCACGAAAAATTCCACGGAGCCCAGGATGATCCGGGCGACTCAATCTCGTTCACTATTCCTGTCGGCTCAAATGCCGCTTATAACATTACCTCTGCAGACGCTATCTTTGACTACATGGGTTTACCCTGGGTAGCCAGCTTGGACACAAGCATGGTTAGCGTTCTTCCATTTCGCGCATACAATAAAATCTACAACGAATGGTATCGCGACGAAAATTTACAAACGTCATTAACTGTTTTAAAAACAGATACCGCCGAAAACATGGCGGCGTACTATACGCTTAAAAAACGCGGTAAGCGTTTCGACTACTTCACTTCATGCCTGCCGGCGCCGCAACGCGGTACTGCCGTTCAAGTATCACTCGGCACTTCTGCGGAAATACGCACAGCCGCAGCGACCGGCGAAGTCATGGGCATCTGGTCCACTGACGATTCGGATCATCACTCCGTCGACGTCGATCTGTCCGCTTGGGACCTGTCCGCAACTGTCGGATCGGGCCCGGAAACGAACAAACTGTATGCCGATTTAGCAACAGCTATCGGCCCGAACGTCAATGACATTCGTCTGGCGTTCGCAACTCAACACATCCTCGAGCGCGACGCGCGCTCGGGAACTCGCTATGTCGAATCACTTAAAGCACGCTGGGGCGTGACCTCTCCCGACTTCCGCTTACAACGTGCGGAGTATCTCGGCGGAGGCAGCACCCAGGTGAACGTTACTCCTGTGCAACAGCAATCGGCACAACCAACACCCGCCGCAAATGACAAACTCGGTAACCTCGCCGGCGTCGGTACGGCGTCCGGCGCACACTCATGGTCCAAATCATTCGTGGAACACGGCGTGGTATTAATCCTCGGGAATCTGCGCGGCGATATCTCTTACTCTCAGGGACTGGATCGCATGTGGTCAAAATCCACACGCTACGACTTTGTATATCCGGAGCTTGTAAACATCGGGGAACAATCAGTCTTAAATAAAGAGCTGTGGTTCACGACCGCCGATACCGGCACAATTAATAATGCCGTGTTCGGCTATCAGGGTCGGTACGATGAATATAGATTCCTCGGTTCAAAACTGACCGGACTAATGCGTCCGGACAATGCGGCAACGCTTGCGTCATGGCATCTATCAGAAGACTTTGCTTCTCTGCCAACACTCGGCGCCACATTCATAGAATCAAATACTGGCGTTCCGCTGGATCGCGCAATCGCGATCAATACAGAACCGCACATGATCGCGGATTTCTATCACCACATCAGAGCAGCCCGCCCGTTACCAACATTCGGCGTGCCAGGCTTGAGCCGGCTGTAATGGGAATCCTCTCTGACATCCTGCCGTCCGTTATCGGCGGCCTATTCGGCGCTAGCGGGCAAAGCTCCGCGAACCGAAATAACGAGCGGATAGCGAGGGAAAATCGTGCCTTCCAGGAACGAATGTCTAGTACGGCTGTGCAACGTCGTATGGCTGACCTTAAAAGCTCAGGCATTAACCCAATTCTGGCGGGAAAGTTCGACGCGTCAACTCCCGCTGGATCTATGTCTACCCACGGCAACGTCGGACTCGCCGGCGTCCAGGGCGCAGAAAGCGCCCAAAATGCTGCGAACAAAAGGA